CACGATCAAAAACATCTTTATACTCAGCAAAACTTATAATTGTTGTACCGTCGTCAATGAAAGCCATTTGCTATCCTCCGGATTAAATTGTTGCGTCAGCAGTTAATTTTAGACCGTAAGCACTATTGATGATCGAAGCACCAGCAACAGCAGTTAAAACTACATCAGTCGCACGAGCAGCAGCCTGACGTTGTTCTTCCATACCGATAGTACCGCGCATTGCGTGACCGATAGCGTTTGGATGGAATACAGCACCAACAGAATCACTGTTAACGTCAACAGATACTAAACCACTTTCAAAGATCATAACACCAGCAACTTGGCCGATGAATCCGTTTGAAAGAATTTCGTTACCGATATTAGACATACCAGCAGAACCTGGGTTAGTTGGTCCAATAAGATCCTTCTTAAGTGCATAAGCAACCTTTGGGTTAACTANGCAATAGAATGGACCAGTTAACTTAGCAGAACGTAAAGAAGCAACTGCCTTCAAGATATNNTCAACAGTTANNNCAGCACCAGCACCTGGNCCNNCTTCAGAGAAACCANTGAAAAGACCAAATACTTGNNTGTCCATAGATTCAGCAATAGCACGACCAGACTGATCGCCCAANTGAGCCATAACATTGCTGTAAGAACTATCACGAAGTAAATCAGTTACACGATGNTAAACAACGTGTTCAGTTAAAGTGATNNTCTGTGAAGTTGTGTTTGTGTCAGCAGCAGTAGCAGCNGCTTCNTTNNTGATNANTTCAGCAGAGATAGAACCCCATACTGGAACTTGAACAACCTTACCAGCATTGGCAGGAACATCAAATACAGATACCAATTGNCGAGCAATTGAGTTTTCGTAAGCAGCATACTGAGCAGCGCCTACAAGGTTTGCGAACAATTCGCTATTAATTGAAGTAGTGTTAGACATTATAATCTCCTATGTTTGTCTTAAATTTTGCCTTCGGCTCTAGCCTTGGCGTATATCTTTCTATGTTCTGGATTTTTCATATCCAACTTAGAGATATCAATCCCACTAGAACCAGTAGTATGACTTGACTTAGTATTTGTAGTACTAGGTGTTGGCTGTACAAAGTGCGGATTCGAATCTAGAAATTCGCGCACTAAGTCAGCAACTTGAAGTGGTTCACCTGCGTCATTATAACGTACAGAACCATCATTGCCTATTACTTCTACTTCGCCTTCACCATTAAGACGTAGATTAGGTGCTAATAATGCTTTAACTTGTTCAGGATTAACGCTACGATATTGGGCAGCGGCACTGAGCAAGGGACTATTAACCTTATACTCCTTAATGATGCTATCTCTCTTTTGGATTTCAGCATCCTTTTTAGCAGCCAATTCTTGAAGAGTCTTTTCAAATTCACCACGCTTGATTTGCTGTTCTGTTTGGCGTTTTTCAGCCTCGAGACGCAAATTACGTAACTCCTCTGGATCTCCTAAGTCCTCATAAGGTTTAAGTAGTTTCTTTTGAAGGCTTCCTTTCATTCGAGCCATCATATCATCTACTTCCTTTTGACTATAAGTCTTGGTTGCTTGTGCCTGATTTTCAAGATCTAAATCTGCCGCATCAGTTGCGTTGTCGTTTGCCAATGTTTGATCGGTCATTGTTACCTCGCCTCCTTAGAGTAATTGTATGTTTATATTTATAAAAAATACTACAAATATGTTTAAAACTTCATTAAAATGGTCACAACTACTGACAGTAATCCTGCTACTACACTGGCAGCAGAACCAACAACAACTTTATTGACACTATTGCTACTTTCTTCTATAGTCTGAGCAATAGTTGCAACCTTATGTTCAATAGTTTCTAATCGTGTTTCTAATTGTTTATATCTTTCTGCACATAATTCAACGTGAGCCTCCAGGTTTTCTCGTTCAATATTGGTGGTTCGATAATCTTTATTTGACATCCATATCTCCTAAAAATACTGGAGGTTCAGTATTACTTTTTTTTCTTACTATACTTTGATTTCATCTTCTTTGATGAATATTTCTTTGTTGGCATTGTTTTGCTCCTTATTTCTTAGTAAACCTAGATTTCAACTTCTTTGGTGCAGCAGCACGAGCAGTTGATAGAGCAATAGCAATTGCTTGTTTCTGTGGACGACCTTTCTTCATTTCATAACTAATGTTACGTCCAATTGTCTTAGATGAATAACCTTTCTTTAATGGCATTGTTTTTCTCCTTATTTCTTTTTAAATTTAGTGAACTGACCTGTTTGAGTACTTCTAATAACAGGTCCAACAGGATTGATACCTGCTTGCCCTTGTGCTGTTCGGATGTTGGCACCAGAAGTAAAACTTGCGTTTGCTATTGGTACTTGTCCTCTATGAGACTGCTGCCACAACCATCCTGCTCTATGCCCTGAACAGTCTTTTGTACATGGGCTACCATAGAACGATAGCCCTGAACCTTTTACTGGTTTAAGAATCTTTTTACGTGCCATTAGTCTTTGTCCTTCTCAACCCAGCCTGCTTTTACAAGTGCAAGTTGTTGTTCCGGGCTTACACTCATCATTATTTCTCCACTTACTGGATCAATAAATTCTTTCGACTTATAGTTCACTGTTTCTTCAGGAACATTTTCTAAGTCAATAAGTTGAGGATTAGCCAATGCAGTGACTTCATCTTCATCTAAATCTAACCAATCTAATATCTTCATATCGATTGCTGCTTTAACACGCGGGTCTGCTGGATTAGTTGCAGCCGCTGTTGATAATTGTTGAATCTCTTGCCCAGTATCACGAATATTAAATGAACTTGGATATTCAACATAACCGTCCCAGATATATCCCATATAGTCGCACCAGAACTTCCACATTTGTTCTTCGGCTAATTCAATGTTATCAGCCTTTTCACTTAGTCTGGCATTTAACAATTGGAATTCTGTTTCCATTGCAACACCACTTAATGTTGATACTTGTGTAGAACGAACTGCTCCAGTGTTAGCCATCTTGTCAATCGAATCGATACTATGCTTAATAGCAAGATAAATCTTATCTATACTTGCACCACCAAACTCAAGTAAGTAAGGCTTCAAACCAGGATCTAAGTTCTCAGGCATATGAATAAGTGATCCTGCTCCAATGCCTGCTTGAGTTTCTGGAGTTTTAACTAGTGATGGATGACTATCCATTCTAATACTTTGTTCAACTTCTGAAGTAGCATTGTAGATAAATCGCTGGCAATCAGCAATGTCGCTAATATCACTAACTCCAATACCACGAACAGTACTACGACCATTGTAACAAACGATAGCAGGAATTTTTCCAAGTCCGTTATCCTCTAATATATCTTCTGAAATTACATTCTTTGCGTCATCAATTATAATTGTTCTAATTGTTTCTTGTGTCCATTCCTTAACCGTCTTAACATCACCGTTAACATCTTCAAGGTATCTAAAGTAACTTAGAACATAACGTCCACTTGGTTGTCTAGTCCATGCCCAATCTAATACAACCATAGGAGTTAATAGATTAACATATGGTCTTACACCCATTATTTGTTCTTCAGCACGATTGGATGCATTGATATTTGGTTTAGCCATAATAACCCAAGCGTGTCCAAATACACTTGCCCAGGTTGCAACATCTTTCATAAATGCATTTAGACTACGACCATCCATATCAGCATCATCGAGAAAGTCTTCTAGTTCAGGTAAGTTCTCAATTGATCCAAACTTACGGTCAGGATCTTGTCTAAATAAGAAACTGTTGTAAACTGAGATAACTGATTGACAATGATTCTCAAGTGGTGTGCTCCTTAGTCGAGCATTGTATTCTGGATCAGTTTCAAGTTGGTATCTAGTCAAGTATCCGGCGCGACGATAATCATCACCACCTAGATAACTTTCTAATAGATAACGCCATTGTGCAATATTATTCTCATAGATATCATTCCCTGAGGTTAATACTGAAATTTCTTCAATTAATGTTTGTGTAGAACTCATTTTATTTCCTTTAAATTACTGCGTGTCCCCAACGTTGAGGCAATGTTAGTGATGGATCAACATCTCTTTTAACCGGGAATAGATAATCGACCATATAACCTAATGCATCCATCATATGATCATATCCGGAATCTTTGTCTGGTTGAACTGTACCTTCCTTGTACGTGTGTCTTTCGAGCCCCTCAATAGTATATTTACACTTTGGATCTATAAATAGGTGTTGAACACCTAGACTATCGCATAGACGGCTATTAACCGAATTAATTCGATCACGCACAGGAGTATGACTATGAGGAACTTTAACAGTAAATTGCGCATTTTGTAATATAGTCAAGTCTGTTGAACCTCCGGCACTTGTTTTGCGCTGTCGACACGCTGGATCAGGAAAGGACCAAATTCTGGAATTAGGATATCTTTCTTTGATCTCGTTTACGGCTTCTTGGGTGTTACTAGAAAAGATTCTAATTTCGTCTATGACGTGTAACACATTATCCTTACGTACAGCGATTACAACACTCATTGGGTCTACGTTAAAGTCCCATCCTGTGTATAATACTGACGTGTCCAAATCACATTGCTTAACATTATGCTTACGATCAAACGCATAGTATATTCTGCCAGAGTATGTTTCGAATGTTGCCATAAACTCTTGACGAAAGGTTCTCTCATCAAGATCTGCTCGGGCTGACTCTATTTCCTCTGGACTTACATTACCCCCATCAACTGTTGTAAACTGATAACTTGCCCAAGTATTAGGATACTCTAAAGGCATTTGATACAAATCGTGTGCCCAGTTTCCTATACCCTTCGGTGTGCCTATAAACAGTGCATCACCTTTTCTATCAGCAAGCGTAGGTCTAATAACTTCATACCAGGCTTCAGGTTCGGTATCGGCAAACTCATCCATTACAACAAAATCTAGTCCAACACCTCTTAGTGAGTCTGCATTATCTGCACCTTTAAGAGCAATTGTTGATCCATTCTTTAGAGTAATGGATAATTCGCTTTCATTAATCTTCTTAGCCCACTTTAGATCTTGAAGTTTATGTTTCAACTTACGCCAAACAATCTGCTTGGCTTGTCTATAAGTTGGCGCAATATACCAAACTTCTTGCTCTGGTAGTCTTGCGTAATAACAAAGTTCTCTAATTGCCAGATGCGTCTTGCCGAATCTTCTTCCTGCAACAACTACTCTGAATCTATGTTCGTCATCGGCTATAGTTTGTTGTGCATCACTCAGTGGCATCTGTAGTCTCGAACCATTTGTCTGGTAATGCTGCTTTTAATAATGCAGATATAGTGCCACCTAATGCTGCACTCGCTCCCCAATCAAGATCTTTACCCCAATGAGCGCCTGTCAATGTAGCAATAAAGCCTATGGCTTGCCACGTTGAACTTTCACTCAACCGATTAAGTAAAACAGTTCTAAATCGTTTCCAATTGATCATATATCTTTACTATCCCAAGGTAATGGTTGATTAGCAGAACTATCAATAGGATTATCACTTTGTCCTAGAATGTTCTTACCTAACCATACTAGCATTGTAGGATTACCACTAAGTGCTGTTTGTATTTGAGCACGTCTTAAACGATACTTTAGTTGCGCCCTACCTTTTTCAATATATTCACTAAAATTATATTTCAGTGTCTCTCGATTAACTTGAAACCATTCTGCCATTTCCTCTATAGTACATCCCAGTGCTGCGAGTTTATAAACTTCATCTGGAGGAACGACTTTTCTGTTCGGACCTCTGCCTACAATGAGTCCTTCCTTCGTCACTGTTCCCCATTTAGGGTTTTGGCGGGGCTTGAACTCCCATTTAATATCGCAATCCTGGATTGGCGCTTCTGAATCTACTTCATGTTGTTCTTCTTTTTCTTCCATAATATATTTACTTAATTTATTCTAAATCAGAGTGAAAAGACCCTTGATTCGTCATATGATGTAATGACATAGTCAAGTCCTTTAATAACTTAGCCTGATGTTGTAACAAGGAGGCCATTTGCATCTGACCTACTTGTAATTGTTGTATATATTGTTCTTGTAGATTAACTCTGGTGGTTAAATCTATAAGCATATCATATGGATCTATTGTTGGTTTCATTATGCTGACCTATTAATAATTTTAACGCGAAAGTTTCTGCGATCTACTAATCCGTTTGTGGTTTCTACCTTGGCTGTAACTGTGTAGACCTTTTCTACTGAGCCACTTGCAAGTTCGATGTAAGTCTTATCGGTACCTGAGATACCGCTGTCTATTTCAACTAATGGATTAGGATCATTAATACGTGCTTGAATCGAATACTCAACAGTGCTTAAAGTATCTGCACCATCTAACCATTCACTCCAATCAAACGTATATACTAATTGTGCTTGAGGATCTTTATCGATCCATAGTAATTGATTAATTTGTTCAAAACTCATTTTATTTGTCCTCTATTAAGAATGTTCTATTTTCTTGTTTAACTTGCCATAGTTTAACATCTACAGGTATTGTAAACAATCGTGTTTCTCTTGGTATTACATATAATAAGTCTGGATCTATTCTAAGAGTAGTAATAGAAGCCGTTAATGATGTAATAGCCTGCATTGTGCTTATAGCAGTACTAATCTTTTTAGTAATTACTGTTTCATTAAATTGTGCATTTAATATTGCAGAGGTCTTTCTAATCTTATCAACAGTGATACTTGTTGTAAAGTTAGCAGTTAGATCTGCTTCAGCGGTTCCATACTTAGATAGTGTTACTGTTAGAGTAAACTCGCTATCAAGATCAGCAATTTCTGCACGTATTCTACCATTGGCTGTTAATTGTGTTGCTATCGCAATGACACTAACTATGTTAGTTCTAATTCTTTCGTTTATAACTGTTTGATTAGCAATAACAGCAAGATCTGCTTGAGCCTCTAATACCTTAGATACTTCAACTGTTTGTGTTACAGTTGCAGTCATATCAATAGTAGCAGATTTAATTCTAGTTGCTGTGACTGATTCTGTGAATGTTGCACTAAGATCAGCAGATACTACACCGAGTTGTGTTAACGATCCTGTTAATGTAAATTGGCTGGTTAATTGAGCAACTTCATCACGTAATCTACCATTGGCTGTTAACTGAGTTACAAACGCTGTCATATCGCTGGCAAATTCAATTACCTTTATTGCTTGAACAGTTTGTGTGAACTCCGTAGTAATATTACTACTAAATCCAACATAATTAACAAAGGCTACTGTTAGATTACTTGTTGCATCTAGTTGAGCAATACTTTGTCTAGTTACATTTATAGATGCAGTTAATGCAAAGTTACTATCAAGATCAGCAACTTCTGCACGTATTCTACCATTGGCTGTTAATTGTGACACTAATGCTGTTAATGTTGCACTAACATCATGAATAACATTCAATTGATTAGTTAATGAAGCAATTGAATTAAGTGTAGCAGAAAGTTCTTTAATTCTGACAAAATCAACTTGTTCAGTAAATTCACTTGTAAGAGAAGTGCTTATCTGTCTAGTTACATTTATAGATGCCGTAATAGAAGACGTAGATGTTAATGCTGCATCGAAGATTTTGATCTTTGTAGCAGTTACCGTCTCAGTGAATTGACTAGTTAAATTAGCCAGCGCACTAATTGATTTTCCACTTGTTGCAGTTAATGTAAATTCACATGGTAGATATGCATTTCCTGGCTCAATACCAGTAGTAGTATCAATTATTAGATCGTTAAAATGGAATAATGCTTCAGTTGTTGGTAAAGCACCGTCATCTATTTCTCCGGATGGCAAATAATACTGTGGTTGACTAATGCCTCTAGCAAAATAGAATTCATCAATATTAATTGTACCATTAACCATGGACAATTGAATATAATCTGGTGTGCTAATTGCTTTTATATTCAGTGATGCTGTGGTATCTGAATTTCCGCCTACTGTGAATACAGTGTTAGTTCCTGATTTATATAATGTCCATCTATACCACGCATTTAATCCCGGATCTGGAACTAGATAAGTTAATGTGTTCCCACCACTTTGATACGTTGCGTAACATGATCTTACAACACTAGCATTCCAATAGAATCCTATTTCCCATTGATAACCACGTGCAATTGTTCTATAGGTATTTGCTGTTCCGGATACAGATGAAACATTTGCCCAGAATTCTATATCAAACTCGCCTGATTCTAATGCAACATTAGAACCTGGTGTAGTGCTAATTCGTAATCCCGTAGTTGAGTTAACAATCTTTAAACTTGCAGATCCATATTTCTTAACTTCATAATCAAGACTAATACCAGTAGATACTACTGCTGATCTTGGTCTTTTATTAGCAAATCCCGGATACATTACTAATGATGTATCGCTGTATAGGTCTGCGCTTGCTGTTGGTAATAATTCTGACGGAGTACAAGTCAATGAAAAAGCCGTTGTTAAAGCGGCTTCTTCGTTTCTGTATCTTAGAATATCAATATCAACAGTAAAGTAAGCGTCTTCTTCTGAAGAAAGATATCTTGTTCTACTAGCATCAATGGCCGCAGAGAATACTCCGCTCATTGACACATTAATGTCACGAATTCTACTAACTTCTACTGCTAATTGAGCCTCTGAGAATGCAAATATATCTGCACCTTCAATATGACTTATAACACAAGTTTGTGTAAATTCGCTAGTTAATGTTGCTGCCAATGGCTTAATTACCCCTATTGCTACTGTACAAGTAAACTCACAGGTAACTACTGCCGCAGCATCAGCCGTGTAGACAAAATAACTATCTTCAATATATCCTTGTTCAATATAATATAAGTCAGCCATTTTTAAATCTCTTGTTCTGGCTTAGGCACATTGAAAAATGTGTAAGCATCATCCTCATTGTCAAACCAATACCATCCATCTACAGGATAGTCAAAATTATCTTTTGTTTCTCTTCGTAATTCGTAGTTTGCGTTTAGAACAAAATTTGGTCCAAACAACACCATACCGTCGTATTTGTAAAATCCCGATGTATCCATATTATTATCCTGAAACTGTCCAGCCTTTGGCTGTTGCTATTGTTGGGTCATCACCTGTAGTACCATAGTTACCCGAAACCGTTAATGTATATGTTGTTCCAGTACCTAAGTTAGTATAATAATTGTTTAATGCTGTAGCACTCATTTTACCATTTGCAATACTATGAGTTCTTATAGCACCAGTAACATTATTTTCTTGTAAAGAAAAACAATTCTGGAATATAGTGTTTAAGTTTGCTGTAACTATAACACTACCTAAACTAAATGCTGATATTCTTACTAGAGACGCACAGTTACTAAATGCACTAGTTGCAACAGTTATAGGAGTAAGGTTGTCTAGTGGTGGTGCTTCAATTAAAGACGAACAATTCTGAAACATTGTAGCAATCGAAACATTTCCTGATCCGGCCCAAGATGTCCATAATTTAGGAACATATATCAGACTTACACACAAATTAAACATTGAATCAAATGTAGTGCATACATTAAGATTTAATGATGGAACATATTTAAGAGATGAACATCCAGAAAATAAAGATGATGCAGTTGTTGCACTCGAAAAATTAAATGGTGGAATTGTTATTAACGCTGTACAGGTTGTAAACATGTTTGCAACTGTTGTACAACCTGAAAAATCCATCAATGGCACTATCTGTAAACTGTAACAGTTATTAAACATACTACTAGAATTAGTACATGTCGACGTAATGCCAAGATTAGGTATTTCTCTTAAAGAACGACAAGTATTAAACATGCTACTCGTAGTAGTTGCTGCACTTAAATCATATTTTGGTACTGAATTTAGATTATAACATGCATTAAAAGTCGATAACCAATTTGTAGTACCGGTTGTTGTCATCGGCGGTGCTTCTAATAAATTATAACAGTTTCTAAACATTTCAGATGTTGCAACTCCTGACACTGTAAGACTTACAAAGTCAATTTTTCTTAATGTAGAACAGTTATAAAACAAATATTGATTTGTATTTTGAACTACAGGAGTTAATGCAGTTATCTTATCTAAATTGCCATGAACAATACTACTAAATCCGCCTATCTTTAATCCATTAGTAGACATATTTGGCATTGCAATAATTATATCAAGCCAACCAGTAGAATAATTTTGTAATCCCGTTTGATTATGCTTTCTAAAGAAATCTATAGTTAATAAATTACCAGTAGTAGGTGTAATCGTAACAAGTACTTGCTTGTATGGTAAAATATAACCACTACCGTCAGTTGTTAGTGCAACAGCCGATCCATTAACCGAATTACTAATCTGAAATGTGTTAGTAGTTGAGTTAATAACATAGTATTCCTTGTTAAGAATAATACCAGTTGTTGAAGTTATTTCAGCAAAGGATATGGCCATACCATTTTGATATCCGTGATTATTTCTTGTAATTAAATCACCAGAATCAGTAAAAGTTACAGCACCTCTAGTATCATTTGTAATATCTGAATCATTATAATCATATTCGTGATATGCCTGAGTATTACTAGCAATATTTTCTGTAACTCCATCACCCCAATTTACAGTATAAGTTCCTGTATTTGTAGTACAAAGTAATGAAACAAAATTAGCAGACTTATCAATACGATGTAATCCAACTACTTTTTGATCAGTCGCATTAACTGTATCTAAACTTAACCATACTGGATTTCTAATGTAAACATCAGGATTTGTTAACGGGTTTCTTACAGAGATACTAGAATTTGTTATATTCTTATTTGTAGTATATCCGATAGTCATTATGACATCTCCGCTCCAAATAAGTTAAACGTTACATTGGCTGTACCTGCATAAACTGTTACTACATCTGTAGTTGCTAAACTCACACCTAATGTAAAGAATAATGTATCATTGGCTGCTACATCTGCATCATATATGATATAGTGCGAGTTTGCTAGAGATGCACCTGCTGGACGAATTGCAACTCTAATTTTGGTTGCAACACCAAAATTACATATTGTTAATGTAGATGTGACAGTCGATGTTGCAGACGGAACTGTATAAAGAGTTGTTGCTGTAGTTGCAGACGGATTTGATTGACCTAAAACTTTGTAAACTGTTGCCATTTTATGCTCCCATTAATAAGAACGGATTGAATGTTTCACCGGCTCCGCTTCCGCCGCCTGTAGAACTAATAACACCGTCTACAATTGTAATGTTTGTGCCTGCTGTGAACGCTGCACGATATTCTGTAACACCTGGACCTGCATAAGTTATAACACCAGTGGTACTATTGTAAGATAAACTTCCATCACCACCACTGTCACTTACACTAATAGAACCCCTAATTTCATTAGTTAGTACAACCCAACTATCTCCATCCCAAAGTTCAAATCCAGAACCATTAAATTTAACATAATCTTCTGACAATGTACCAGTGATATAACCAGATCCATTAGTTGCATCAACACGAAACACAACTCCTAAGAATTGTACTGCTACACCCGGAGTATTCGGAGCAACATTAGTATATCCACCAGTAGCACCAAGATATACTTTATCACCTGTAGAAAATGTCGAAGTATTAACTCCTTTGATTTCACCAAGGATCAACATTCTTCCTTCTGCGTCATTGGCAATAGTTTCATCTAATACACCAACGGCTAATTTGTTTACATCATCTGCTCTGGCTGCGGCTACCGTGACAGTATTACCACTAATACCTATTTGATAAACCGGAGTTCCTTTAGATAGAGAACCACCTGAAACATTCTTTACTGTTTCATAGATTGTTTTTGCATTAACACGATCTGTCCATGCAAGATCATAATTAGTTGAAGTATTCTTAACAAGATATTCGCCAGCAAGTCCCCCTGTTGGGATTGCTGCTGATTGTAGATTTGTAAAGTTTGCATCACCTTCTACCCAGGTTAATGCTGAGCCTTTCCCTGCTCTTGTGACTATTGTTGGTTGTGCCATTATGCGAATCCTATATTAAAAAGGGTACGAGCATGATACCCGTACCCTGAGCCCTAATTAAGCAAGGCTAATGGTTAAGTTTCCAGAAGTGATCTGGAAAGTATCGCCGGAGTCAATAGTCTTAGAAGTAGTAACAGCACCCCAGAAAAGAACATTTCCAGAAGTTGCTGCATCTAAAACTGCAACGTGAGTAATAGTTCCCCAAGATGCACTAGCAGTTGGGAAAGTAATAGTTGCTGAAGTAGCAGCACTACCACTGGTTGCTGCTGAAAAAGTTGCTGTCTGACGAGCATAAGAACCACCAGAAGTCTCATCGGTAAGAGTACCGGCTTCTAGGTTAGTTGCTGCATTACCAGATGTGTTGTTAAAAAGACCAACATACAATGATGCTGGTTGTGAATATGCTGTATTCTTCAATACGTGATCAAGAACTTTGTTCTCTAAGTAATTACTTGCTGCACTCATTTTATAATCTCCTATAGGTTGAGTTCCAAATTGTTTGCGATTCGCAAATATATTTAGTATAATTTAACAATAAATGTTTAAAAAAGTCAAAAAAACTTCAAAAAACTTTTATTTGGAAGCGAATAGGTTCAATGTCATGAATAGTGCTCAATGCCATTGAAATATATTCAATATCTTCCATTTGTTTGGCGGTCAAGTCAACTTGTGATCCAAAAATCAAATTGTTTACAAGGCCGCCAACCAAACTACAAGGTGTGTTACGTCTATAACCATTATCAACTTTTCCTCTGTGTATTTTATCAGAGCGACCGTGCCAAAATTGTTGTAAGATCCATTTGTTATCATCGTCGGATCTTAAATCTCTTTCTGCCATAAGGCTCAAATATCTCACTAATTGAGCCTTAATCCAATCCAAGTCATCTTGGTCTAATTTTCTATATTCTGTCTTTGCTGCTGTGTGTTTTGGTATAAAATAAATTACTCGTGACATTTTTCATATATCCTCCTTTAAAATGGTCTAACAACTGCATATAAAGAACCAGTTGTTTGATTGTTATTGTAAAGATTTGTCTGTGTGGTTGCAATTACACGACCACTGTTAAAATCTCTGATGTAAGTTGTATTGCCAGTTCCATATCCGCAAAAATTAGGCATTGGTGCACCATATGGCACTTGGCAAGGATCTGCATTGTTATAAGCCATTGCCATTGGTTTAAGAATTATTCCGCAAGCATTGAATTGAAGCATTAACAATAAGATTAAAGTTTTCATTTTTTAAAATTCCAAAGTGTTATTACAAACGAAACAATTAATAACAAATCTAAAAATAATAGTTGTATTACAACCTGTGGTAAGTTAGACATCTTTCTTTCCTCTCTTTTTTTTGCCTATCGAATTCTTTGCTTGTTGAACTAGATGATCATATCTAGTAATAAGAATAGTGTTTGACGTATTCCATGGTAAACTTGGATCTAGTCGAGACATGCAAACATTATCTCTACCTCGTCCTCTATTATGCCAATCGTTTTTCCATATATTATAAAATTCATCTATTGACAAATCCCATGGCTCATTGCGAAACTTTGCTTGTGCTTTTCTTACTTGCCAATGGTGATGCATATCGTGCATTAAAGGATCTTGATAAATCCACACTTGTGGACGTCTGATACCTTTTGCTCCTCTACCTACCATCGGTTGACCTTTTTTTGGCATGTTAATCTCCTAATCTATGCAAAATTCAAAATATGTATTATCTATTTCTGGGAATCTTATTTTTAAGAAACTTGCAATCGGATCATAGGTCGGAATAAAATATGTTTTAATATTTGGTTCATAAACTATTGCTGATTGCTTGATGATGTTTAACATCTTTTCGTTATTATCGATCATCTCTTTTGTTATCATTAAACACTTACATGTACGGTCCATCTTCTTTCTCCTGTAGTAAAATTATATAATGTATTTATACTAACAGTCAAATTATATGGTGAAATGGTGGAAAAATAGTCTATTTTGATTTTTTCTTGTAGGTAGGGTGGATATGATCTTTGAATTTGTATCTATATTCAAAGACATTTTTGAGAATGGCTTCTAATCGAACATCATCAATTCGGTTACGTGCTAGATTGTTTTCGATCTTACCTAGTAAGCAGTTACATCCGCGATGGAGAACACCACGAATGTATCCTGTCTTATGGCAGTGATCAAGTACTGCTTCTTTTGGATCAATCTCCTCACGACAAAGCAAGCAAAGACCTTGCTGTTGGATCAATGCTTGCTGTCTGTATTGTTTGATCTGAGAATATTTTAACTTAGAGTCCAAAGATTTCCTTCATTCTTAAAACCTTTTGCTTGTAACCAAGATTCAATGTCTTTTGATTTAACATTTAAAAAGATTTTTGGATTGTATCTCTCAATGACTCTTTCACATCCTTTAAAAACTTCAATGTTTTCTTTTGAAATATGGATCTGATCAACATCAAGTAAGTTTAATGCATCTGCTGTAATTGCACCTAGATTAATATTAACTATCATTAGTTTAGATGTTTTGGCTTTTATCTTATGGTCTACATCAAACAAAGATATGTTTATTGCTGCACCATCAAGTTTATCTACTTCTTCTGTACTAAGACCTATACCTATAATTCGATTTAACATTACAGGTTTCTCTTCTGAAGATTTCTTAACAACTACTTCAGGGGTAACTTCCAACGTTCCTAATATTGTACTTTCTTTTTTCTTTCTTGCCATTTTATTCTCCTAATTTTTCTTTTGGAATCCAGAAACTATCCATAAATTTAGGAACTGTTTTATATTCCTTATCCATAATAGTGCCATTAGATAATGTTCTTACATAATCACGTGAATTGAACCAATCACATAAATCTTGTGCTGTTGTACCGGTACGCTTACATTGATTTTCTACAATCTCAGTCTGAATAATCGGACGGTAACGTGAAATAGTTTTCTCTGCTCCTTTTAACACATTTAATTCCCATCCTTCAACGTCAATCTTAATGCCGTCGACATCTAAAAAATTAAAACTATCTAGAGTAGTAACATCGACTGGAAATTTATTTTTATTAGTTTTAGATTTATAATCCGGATTCCATTCGCCTTTGTTATTCCATCTACCTATCTTTTCTAGATGATTATGTCCGCCATTTCTTGGATGATGGACTATTTCTCCTGTACCGATATGATCACTTAAAGCAAATGGGTAAATCTCAATTATTGCTTTCATTTCGAGACTTGCCCAGCCATCTGGTGTCTTGTACCATCCTATTTCATTATTAAAGTTTTCTTGATTATATTTGATATTCTCTAATAACCATTGCCTTGTATGCGGAGTGGGTTCAAAACTTGAAACTTGTTTAGCCCAAGTTGCATATTCGATTGTATTATTACCAATATTTGCACCAATATCAATTATGTGTTTTGCATTTGGTGTTAAGTCACGAAATCTCCTTAAATTCTTAATTTGATATCCTTTATATTCTCCACTTAATCTTGTAGAGTACAAAGTATCATCTTGTTCGATTATAAACTTTCTATTTGTCTTAGTAATAACTTCTTGAGTGCATATTTCCATTTAGTGTCCCTAACTAATAAAGGACGAAACATCGTCCTACTTCGTTTAAGTTATTCGCTTTCATTTCATTCAACTCAAACTTAAACTCGTTTTTTTATTAATATAATATTTAATGAATTAATACTAAAATATAGATTTAATTTATTAATTATTACTAATAGACTTGACCCAGAGCCAAGAGGCACTTACAAAAGTAAGTACCTAAAAAAATTGACCCGTCGCAAGAGTCAGGCAGTTGGATTTTATGACTTTAGTCTTCTGCTATAGGCTCTGTCCCTCACCTAACCAACGACGATTTTTAAGATCTAATTTCAAGTGCTCAATATAGATCATTACAGAATGGTCACTCTTCGAGTGTACTAAAGATTTTTAATGAAGTCTGGCTTCACACCATATACGATTAAACAAAGCAGTGATAGAGGAAGGTCTATTTGCTTTAAGGCATCCTATTGCGATAGGGTAGTGTTTAAAAGCCCAAGTACGACGCTTGGAATTGGCTACCTTCACCGTTCAGAAAGGATTCGCCAGCGGTATAACATTCGGCCCGCCAACCTTATGTCGTATACTGAATTAGATTATAACTTATTTCCTGTCTTTTGTAACCAGGATTGAACGAGTTTATCTTGTTTCTTTTCGCTTCTTATTTGCTGCCAATATGCTTGTGAATCTACTTTTACTTTACTTCTTGTATTGTTGGCATACGCTTTATTCTTAAAACTCATTTGTTTAACCTCTCAATGTATTTAGTCAAGTCTAAAAAAAGAGGGGTAAAACTGGTAAATTTAAGTCAAAAAAAATCCCCCTTACCTGGCGGAGTAAGGAGGATCGATAACGTATAAAATAATTACATTGTGCTAGGAACTCATTTTTGAGAGAGATCATTATGCGTTTTAAACAAAGCCCCGTATATCAAACTACCACAGGAAGATATTTGGAGATAGGTATGTCAGTACCTAATGAGGCAGTTGCCTAGCACAATATTATTTATTCTTTTCCTTCTCAAACCAGTCTAAATATGAATTATATGCTTGTTTAGAACTTGCAATCAATCCTTTTCCTGATGGATGAAGTAATTTCTTACAAACAGAACATTTCTGACGCCAATGCGGATAAGGTTTTGCATACCATGCACTATTAATTACTTGATTGATTATAGTTTGTCCGCAACCTAGATTGCATAGTGCAAGCCTATCTTTAAATTTAACCACAATACCTAATGTTGGATTAAATTTAGCCCCTAGTTCTATAGTTTCATGATCTATAACTACTTCGGTGAATTCGTCACTTCTCTGACCAGGTAATAGCGAAGGTTTTAGATCAATAACCTCCGCATATTCCTCTAATTTTTTTCTGAATTTATTTTTGTTCATCCCATTTATTTAATGGACACTTAGCGAATGGTAGTAAGGCTTTGGCTTTCATGTAACATCCGCATTGTGTACAGATGGATTTCTTCTTATTAAAAAATTCACATCTTGAACAATGATAAAATCTCATTGTTACCGTTATAAAGTTCATTTTGGTATTCCTAAAATTTGTACAGTAGTTCCAGTAACAGCACGATCGCCTCCAGACATATTATTAAATGATGTGAATACTCTTGTTACTACACCTGTTCTTGTAGTAATATCGGAATCAACATAAACTGTAGCAGTAGGTGTAATAGTAGATGGTGTCCCAGCAGTAACAATAGTATTTGTAGGAATTCCTATTGATGGTCTTCCTTCAGTTGCTTTCATTACTTTGATGAAATCGGTTGGTTTGAGTAACGCAAGACGTCCACTCGAATCATAAGCAGCACACCATGAGATTGGAACTTCAACATAGTTATTAGCACAGTCAAATCCTTGAACAGGATCAGTCGGAGTAGGGGCATATTCACCTAATATTGTAATAGTTACTGATTGTTTACAGCAATCATCCCCAGGATAGATGGTTAATACAATTGATCCATTAGTTGTTGAATTTAAATCTTGTGTTTCAATTGTTAGTGAATCAGTATTTGAATTAATAGTAAATTCACCCGTCATTGTTTCCGGAGAAGTAATTAATTCAGTTGTACCTGAGATCAAATAGGGAACTTTTGCACCATTAGAAAGCCCTGTGGTGTTTATAGTAACAGTAGATGATTCGCCTTCTTGTATTGAATTTGGACTTGCAGATAACGTACTTGGTCCACAGATCTTATCTTTAATTTGAACACTATGAGTTGTACATCCTGTTTCTCCACCTACGGTGAATATTAAGGTTTCTGTGCCTTCTGCAACTCCGTCACTTATAGTGGGAATACTAACTGTAGCAGTTTTATCCGTGAATTCAATCATTCCTTCCATTGGGAAATCTATGTCATCTTGATTGACCGTACCGGTTATTTTATATGGAATCTTTGCTCCATCTTTTACGCAACAATTATATGTTACTGTGATCATTATGACTTCGCCTTCACAGACATATTCGGGACCGTCAATCTCAGCAGCATTGACAAGAACACCTTCGTCGATCTTCGGACTAAAGATAATGCTCTTATCACCAAATAAAAGATTAAACAATCCTGAACCAACAACTGGAACAGCAAGTCTTAATAAGGTATTCCACCAAGCATCATCGTCACTTTCTTGAATTGCAGGATTTGATTTAACATTCTTAATGCCATTGCTTGGATGTTTGTCGTATCTAGTAAATTGTTCAAATTCATAAACACCAGGATCATATTCTAATGCCGTAATTGATAATACAATAGCACCGTCATCAGTATCATCTTCTTGAATGTCTATTACTCTAAATTTCTTTGCAGAATAACCATACATGCTAGAAGTAACATCGATAATATCACCTGCTTTCATACCAATCATGGAAAAATCTGTACTGAATTTGATAACTTTATCTAAACGACTCTGCTTTAATTGTATTAAGGCAATTGCTTCTGCTTGCAACGGATCATTGATAATATCATACTGTAGATTTAGCGTATTAGGCAATTCATTTGGATACCATTTTTCTAAAGGTAATTCGTAGATAGAAACATCTCGAGCATCAGCAAGATCTTTATGTGGATAACTTACTCTTACTCTATTGTAAAATTGTGTTAGACCTGTACCATTAACAGATATACTACCTATAATATTCCTATCATTAAAACTAGCAACACTGTCACCTGGCCTATTAATGATAACACACCAAATTCCTCGATGTATGTCAAAGGTAAAGAATGCTCCAGCAGCATTTGCTAAAAGATCTAAGTTGTCTAATACGTTATTATCGGTATTAATGACACCATTAATCCTATAATTCGCTTGATTTGCTATTGTCATTGATATTCCTTAAGATGTAGTGTATCTAATTGTTTGGGTTCTTGAATCTGTTTGCAATGTAGGTACAGTAACAGTATAAATTAGATTAAAATCGATAGTTAATCCATACTTGGCAGATACTTGAATATGATCTAAGTCATAGTTTATTTGTTCTTTTGAACCAGTAAGTGTAAGTGCATTAACAGTCGGTGTGTGAACATAATTTGCAGATCCATTTACAGTTTTTACACCAATTGCAATAGCACCTACTGATGTTTTACCTGGAACAGCCTGCTCACTGTTACTATAACAAATATAATTATTATTACCAGAAACACCATTAAATCTTTTATATTGATTATTATCTAAACTATCGCTATCGAATGTCTGTTTAATTGTAGTAGTAACTCCGTCGTTAATCTCGTCATATTCGTAATAATATTCAGTTTCAGTTGTATTAAACGTATTAGTAATGTATCTAAATCTACTATCTCTAGACTCAAATGCTACAGATTTAATAGGAGTTGTAATACTATTTGTTGACCATACTGGAGATCCAGCAACAATGGTTCTAATATACGAATACATTATATTAGCAGCATCAAGTGATCCACCGGTATTCGACGCACCGATATTAATTGAATTTCCATCCCTAGATAAATGTACATAACTACCAAATTTTGGATATGCAGAACTACCAGGATATGTAAACGTATGCTCTAATGCCCACTGTGTAGTTGAAGTTGAATATCTATAACAATAAACTTTCCCTATATTGCTATTAAAAGAACTATCGGCAACTACAAAAGAAGTTAAGTCTTGAGATATCCACATTCCGGAATTACTTATAGAATACGTATCCATTGTAATAGTTTGATATAATGACCAAGTACCACCGGATCTCTTATAAATTTTAATAGATGAATATGTCGGTGTGCTACCTGACTGAACAAAGATTAAAGTATTTCCATCAGTTGAAAGTTGATAACAGTTTAATCTAGATGTTGATATCGAAGTTTGTTTGCTCCATTCATCATCTGTTCTTGTAAAGACATAGATGGTCTTTTGAGGCAAAGTTGTTCCTGCTTCAAAAGAACAGGTTAGACCATCATCAGACATTTGAATATTATCTGGACTTTCTAGGTAAGTATCTGCTGTTCCAGTATCTGGTAAGAATATTTCGTTTAATACATATTCATTTTCGACATTTCGTTTAAAGAATATAACACTGCCATATTTGTAAGGTGATTGCTGATTATTATCCAAATCAGAAGCAACAGCCAACCAGGAAGCATTATAACTGAATGCTGCATCTAACCATNNACCTCCCCATTGATCCATTTGATCAGGATCCGGATTTGGTATAAATTGATCTTCTAGCCATTTANAAGAACNATTGAACAACGATAACGTTCTTACTAATGTCGGATCTTCTGGAGTAACAACTACTGTATAAGTTGGATTAATTTCATCTGATTCAAATGTAATATTTGGAGTTCCTGTAATTAGACTTACAGTATTAAAAGTATAAGAACCATCAGATAACACCGGACCAATATATTCTAGAGTATAGAAGTATTGTATCTTAATATCAGTTGCAGAAGTAGTGTCATTAATCGCAGTATAGGTAATATTCCAATCAGTAATTACACTTGGACCAATTTCGATATTCAATGTTGACATATAACTATTAACTTCTGTTCTAGTTCCTTCTATTGTTATTTCAAAAGTTTCAGGATCTTGAGTGAAAGTTCCACCTGTACCTGATGCAGTTAATGATATTAGATATTCAGGATGACTTGGAACAATAGTAACAGTCCATGAAGTATTATAAGTATCCTCAATAGTTGGTGCTCCTAGTAATGGTCCTGAATATCCTTTTTCAAAATAGAAATCATCTAGTGGAGTCATGTTATCAATATCATTAACTGTAGTAACAATATCCCAAGTTTTATCAGTTGTTCCACTATATCTTATAGTTGCGGTATAGGTAAATGTTCCAGTATATTCCATCGGAACTGCTATCTGTGGACTTTTAACAGCATCCCATTTTTCTACAGTATCCATTCCGGATAAGACAAAGACACCACTTGATGGACTTGTTATACTACACCCAACAGGGAGATCATTCCAAGTAGAAGTAGCACCAGGACAGGTAGAAAGATCAATGATATATTGAGGACTAGCATCACTTGGTCTAATTATTTCAGTTATTTCTATACCTATTGGTACATTATGCAGTTCATGTTGATTAATATTAATAACTTGATTTACAGCATTAATTCTATCAAATACGGTCCTTGGGGTACGTTGATCATCAAATGTTATTGATTCTGATGAAAATGCATTCCATTGATTTAAACTATCCATATATGTTAATCTCCGTTGGATCCAAATTGGCTCCATAACGATTATTTGTCATGTAATCAAATAAACAATCGCCAGGTAATGTCATTGAATTTTTAATATCAAATCTCATATTACCAAGTCCTGTTACACCTTTATCTTTATTATATGTAACTTTTACAATGGCAAATATTAAATTAGGCATGTTATGATTGGCAGTCCACTCTGGCATAATAGATTTTGCATTTGCATTATTAGTGCCGTTAAAAGTCCACACTTTGATTAAGCCACTAACTTTGTCGTCAATATTACCATCGCGATCTTCTAAATGACTTACAGTAATTCCGTCACCTTGGAATATCATTTGACTATCATTCCAGTATGTTTTTCTAAATGTAAATGTACTAGGATCACCATAACCAAAAGCCAAGTTACCGGTTCTTTCGCAGATAGTTAAACAGAAATACATATTCAAGCCATCTGGCGTCATATAAGCATCAGTAATAATACCGCCTAAAATAGCACTACCATATATAACAGGTATTTTCTTTTCGGTATCAGCATTAGATTGTACCCTAACACCTGGATCATATGTATTATTAACTGTGTCAGCAGATGATTGAATACTTTTGGATACTTGGTTAAGAGCAAATCCAGTAACTACTGTTCTTAGTAGCGAACTGGCAATATTCCCACTTGTAAACCAACCCCAAACTGATGATGCTGCACCTGTAAATATATCTAAAAAATTCATTCTGGAACTCCGAAATTAAAGTTAGCATTAACAAGCGGCGGAACTCTATCAAAAGAATTATCTGTTGGATAGAATAACTTCATATCACTCGGATTAGTTTTTCTTCCTGCTTCTTTGGCACTTAAAAGATCAACCCAACTTGAACATATTAAATTAACTGTGTTTATGCTTAGACCTGCTTCATTATCATAATCTTCATCTAAACTTACATTAGTAACTAGACCAAAAAATCTACCAACTGGATTAGTAACACCCCCCAGTAAAGAATTATGCCCATATGTTGGATCTAATAAGGCCCTCCATATTTGTACTCGACTTCCTTTTAATTTACTTTTTTCCATCTCCTTTAAGGCAGTGTCAGGAATACCACTCAATGATAGTGTTATTTCACCACCTGACGGTTTCAACTGACTTGCGCTTGGGGTAATGTTTAATAGTTGTCCTGTACCTACAAATGGTTGTCCAAATACGTTAAGACTAGCCTTATTATCACTGAATCTTAAAGTTTGACTTGTCATAGTACTTCCACCATTAGCATAATATTCTTCAATATCAAGAATTACTAATAAGGTACTACCGATATATCGTTGTGCTAAAGCCATTATGTTGTCACCTGCATAAATTCAAAATTACCATTCCACTGTACAATACCTGTTGGAGTAATTGTATAGTCAGGTAGATTAGTACATATTACATTAAATGTAACGTTGTATATTCCTGTTAGATAGGCATGTCCAGGACTATTAAAATTAATAGTTGTTTGTGTAAATTTATTCTGAGTCTGAATAGTCTCAATATTAGTCTTTACACCAGAATCTTGCCATCTTTGTCCAGGGCATGGGGTGACACTAAACTTCCATACAGTGCCTCCTCTATTAACAGCACGAACAGTTTGGTCACGCGCTACAGTTTGTCCAACAATGCCTAATCTATTAATTTTTACATCAACACAGTTGTTAACTATCCATTGAAAACTCATTATACTCTCCCTGGTACTCTTTTAGCACCTTGCATTGTAACTGCATATATGAAACTTGGGTCTTTAGCAATCATTTGTTTGAAACTCATAGCATCTACAGCATTGATATTGTAAGTTACATTACCTAGACTTGGTGTAGGATCAACTGTTCTTCCTAATGCTCCACTTATAAGTTCTGGACCTCTTTCACCTACAAGTACTGGGCCATTAGTTGGAATCATTCCACCATTAGCAAATCCAAGCAATCCTCCTAGACCGCTGAACAAACCACCCCAATCAAATCCACCACCCATGCCTCCGGTATTTGCCATGTTGTTGCTCATGTTGCCTATTGAGAAGATTTGAGCAATCATTTGTTGTATTTGACTACGAAGAATGGTTTCTAATATAGACTCAACAAAACTCTTCCATTCGAACTTACCTGTCTTAACAAAGTTAACAATCATATCTTCCATATTCTTAGTAACTGATTGGAAGATACGTTCGGCTTGTGTAGCAGCATTAGTAGCATTTTCTGCATATGCTTTGAATGCTTTATTCCAGCCTGCTTCAAATGTTCTGCTGGCTTGATATTGTTCATTAGTTTGTCTTTTTAAATCTTCATTACCTTTACGTGCTTCTTCATAATATTTCCTTTGCTCCTCAATTGGCATCGATTGCTTACGACGCGCTTCTTCTGCCTCGATAGCAGCCTTGGCACTGGCTTTTGCAGCGGCTTCGATATCATAATACTTCTTTTCGATCTCTGACATTGTTGACTTAGCAATATCATCTTGGATCTTTTGAAGTTCATTCTCGTAGCCAATACGTTCTTTAGTTGCAAAGTTATTGAAGTTAAGACTTTGAGTATATGCTTCTGTAGCAGCAGTAAGTTCTTGAGTCTTTTGCTTTAATAATTCAGTACCGCGAACAGCCTCTTCAAAGTATCTTGCTTGTTCTTCAAGTGGTAATGGAGTACCGCCACGACGTGCTTGTTCTGCTTCGATTGCAGATTGGGCACTAGCACGAGCAGCCGCATCAATATCTCTATATTTCTGTTCAAGTTCAGTTAATCCTACCTTGGATATTTCAGTTTGTATAGATGATAATTGCTTGTTAAGATCAATTTGCTGTTGTAAACTATATTGATTTAGATTATTAGCAGCAACTTCAAGTTCTCTAGCAGATACTAAACGTTCAATTGAACCTATTTGATCATTGTAAGCAGAAGTTAGATCACTAATGGCTTTCTTTTCTTGTTCACTACCTGTCAATTTAAGTTTTGCCATTTCTTCTTGGATCTTTCTAACTTGATCCGAGTACTTCTGAGCAGCGTCGGCTTGTAATTGAAGTCTATTAGTTGCTTCTTCACCTAATCCAATGCCAGCAGTACCTTCTTGAAATGATGCACCAAAGTCTTTATAAGCATTACGTAGATCAATAAGTGATTTACCGATGATATCACCGGCTTTAAGTTGTTCAGCACTTAGACCTTTAGTTGCTTCTTTAGCCTTTTCACTTGCTGTTACTGCATCAACACCTAGTAATTGTTCTAATTCACGTTGTTGACGAGCAAATATGTCACCGCCTTCGGAGGCTTTCTTAAATGCATCTCCTATTGAACTGAATACTTCATTTAATCCAAAGAATCCTGCAATACTTGATAAGAATGCAACAATCATTGTAGATACTTTTTCGAATTTTGGGAATATGGCATCCAAGAATCCTACAAAGTAAACCTTCATCTTATCAAATACTGACGTAAATTCAGCAGCAACGGCTCCTACTGTAGACATCTTTTTACCAATGCCTAGTAATCCTGCTTCAACAACAGCAAAGATTGGACCTAATATCTTAAATGGAATTACTAATGCAGCAATAGTTGCAGTTACACTGGCAATTACTCCGCCCCATTGTTCAAAGAATCTACTTACTTTAACAACAGCAATAGCAACTTCAGTAATAGCATAAGCAATGATTTTACTTGCACCGGTATTCTTATCGAACTGCTGAGTAACAACTTCCATAGTTGTACTAAATCTACTCATAGCATTTTCGATAGTAGGTATTCTAGATGCAAAATCTCTATCAATACTATCGCCAGCGGCCATCATAGCGTCGATAATATCACGAGAAGTTATCTTACCTTGACTGCCTAATTCACGTAATGCACCAGTAGTAACACCAAATTTATCAGCAATAGCCTGCGCGATAGGTGGAGCATTCTCTAAGATAGAATTAAGTTCATCACCTTGTAGAACACCACGTCCTAATGCTTGTCCAAACTGCATAACAGCACTTGATGCTTCACCTGCACTTAGACCATTAGCCATAAATGACTTAGTTAATAGTTCAGTTATTCTTAATTGTTCAGACTGTTTTAGCCCAAGATCCTTAGTATTGTTAGCAATTCTAAAGAATAAGTTACCAACATCTTCAATTGGTGCACCTAATCTCAATGCAGATTGAGCCATCAAGTTGAATACTTCAATACTTGATTGGCCTTCTTGTGAAACTAGACGTAGTTTGTTTTGTAGATTAGTAGCAGCATCAGCCAACTGACTAAATTGGCCTGCACTTGCTACGGTAAAGACTGCACCTAATGCAGTACTAACAGCATTACCAGTTTTCTCTAACTGGCCTAATGACCTATTAAGATCATTAATCGCTCTTTGTGCTTGACTTGTATCTACATTAATATTATATGAGGTTGTTGCCATATTATTTTCCGAATATTTGTTTTGCTTTTTGTTGTACCCAGGCAGCAAATGGCTGTGTCATACCATTACGTGCTTGTTTACTCCATCCTTTGTCAAGCCTTTCAACATAAGGATAATTGGCAACAATAGTAGTTTTGTTTCTTAAAGTAGTGTTTCGTCTTGCATTACCAGTATCAATAGGTGTTAACTCTTTGAATTTGGTTGTGGCCTCATCAGGAAATTTGGCTAGATTTGATCGAATACCGTTAAGGCGAATTCCAATTTGATCTGATGTCTTTTTAAAATTCACCTTTAACATTATTATTTTCCTCTGACTCTTTTGATCATATCAATCATTTCTTCCTTGCTAGGCTTTCTTGCAGAACTTGCTGTGTTGCCGGCAGCCTTATCTTGTTGATACTTACTATACTTGGCACTTATATCTAATACATACAAATCAAATGTAGTTGCCCTTGCTAATGCTTCACTGGGTAAGCAATTGTATCTATGTGCTAAGTTATCTAATGACAATGCCATCAACACATCTGGGGATTCAAAATCCGGATCCCCACCTACTACTTTCCCAGAGCGTCAGTTACCTTAGCAATTGCGCGAATCATTACATTACTAGGTAAAGTAACATCACCATCGATAACCTTCTTACCTGATTCATCAAGAATTAAACTACTAGCAATACCTAATACAGTAGCAGGGTCTTTGGAAGCACCTACTGCTAACTTCATAAAGGTTTCTAATGGTTGTCGATCCCATGTCCAGAACTCAAGTGGTTCACCGTATACCGCTACAGTGTCTTCGTCATCAAGGGTTATTTGTACTAATTGTGGCTTAGATGCCAATTGTGAAAGTTTCATCTGTTAATCTCCTTTTCTATCAATCAATCTGTTTATGAGTACCAACGCAAAGTTTAATCTATTGTTGGCCTTTTGTAAATCGTTTTTTGCACATTTAAGTTCATTGGACATCTTTGCCAACTCACATAGTGCAGTTTCCTGTAATTCTTGGTCAGTCTTTTGATCCAATATATCCATTAATCTGCCCATCCTAATATTTAGTTGATCAAGAGGAATAGGGGCTTTGAACACCCCTATTCCTTTGATATATTAATTACTCTGTTGCAGAAACAGTATAGTCGCCAGTTACAGTAATAGTAATTGGAGATACCCATACTGGGCTGTCAGCAGATACAGTAGGTGCCAAACCAGTGATGTAACCTTGTCCTTTGATGAACTTATCAGTTGCACCGCCTTCTTCAAACTTAAGGCTGAAAGTAACAAGAGTCTTGTTACGGCTAAGACCCATAACTCCCTGAGCAGCAACAGTTGCGCTTTGAGTAGCAGCAATGTCAGTACCAAAGAAAGTAGTCGAGTCAACAACCAAGTTCATAGCAACACTGTTAGTAGAGGTAGTAGCAATCTGCAACTTACCGGTCTTATCTAACTGAGACCATGTAAAAATGTCATTACTATTGTTAATAGTAATATCTTGTAGAGCAGGCACAGTTAAAGGTGTCGCTCCTAAGGTTAAAGTACCTAGTGCAATACCGCAATCGATCTTAAGAACAACTTGCGCTGTAGTGCCTGGTGCTGGATTAATGTAAGCCATATTATATTCTCCTAATGTTATGATAATTTCGTAAATCTAAATTCGAACTGAGTGACCATCATATCGTTTTCATAACTGGTTTCAGATATTACTTCCCTTCTGTGAAAATATTCAGCAGTTGGGACATCTTTGCCTGCTCTTATTTTTGATACGATTTCACTATAATCCGATAGCAATTGTTTTGCGTCTGTCGTAAAGTACAGTTTAACTGAGTAGACTTCTGCATTAATTGGATATGTAAATGTATTGATAAAGACTTCGCTAACCACTTGTTCCAAATCGACGTAAATTCTTTTTGGATTTTTTAAGAACAGTATAATTCCAGAATTACTAAATGGTAACTCGTCAGATACATTAAGACTTTGCAGTCTCTGATCTTTGAGATATTGTAGTATTTCCTTTCTCATCTTATTCTCTTTAGGTTAACGACTCCTGGATCAATTTCGTTACTTGTTATAGTACCGTTATCATTAAAGTCATACCAATCGCCCGCAGTAATCAACTCATTAAATAGACTACTAGCCTTATTTTGGTAGTAACCCATCTTGTTTCTTTCTGCATTATCTTCCGTGCCAAAGTCAGCAATCATTGGAAGAATGAATTCATACAAACCCCAATAAACGCAAAGATCAGTAAAGTCCTCTTGTCTTGCTAGGATTTTAGTAGGATCAACTTCTGGTAAATCAGAAAGTTGAACACCATTCTTCAAACAATAATTTGCCCACCAAGCCGAGGAGCGTATTGCATTTAAAATACGCCCCGTAGCCCTTATTAGCAATGGTTCGATAACATCTTCAGACAGGCTTTCATTTGTATCAAAGAGTCTATGATCACGATCAAAAACATCTTTATACTCAGCAAAACTTATAATTGTTGTACCGTCGTCAATGAAAGCCATTTGCTATCCTCCGGATTAAA